CCACCCTGCCACCCCTGCTCAGAGCCACCCAGCAGACCGCTACCTTAGCTAAAAGCGTACTCTGCTCTTGACTAAGAACGTAATGCGTTATATATTTAAGCTTGTAGTACGTTTAGCAAAGGAGCTTAAATGCGTAGATTGCACCAAGATCCTAGATTCTTTAGCGACGAGCGAAGCTATGATGAAACGCTCCTCAGCCTTCAGCCTGAAGATGAAATATTCCAGCTTGTAAAAGAGAGCCGTATACCCAGAACTTTTCGCTTAGACAAAGCGCATTTGAGATTCCTGAGTAAGGAAGTGAAAAGGCTTAATAGAAAGAATCCACAGAAATGGAATAAGAGCTCAGTGCTACGAGGCATTATAAATATCTACATGGAAGAAGTAGCTGCAGCTGTGGAAGAGCGCAAGATTCCTTATTCACAGGCTAACGATGCAGTGATTAATGGCGATGCTAAATATTGGACTCAAGGTAAAAGTGGAGGAGCTCCCTTAGCTAAGGATGAAGATGATTCTGAGCAGAGTGAGTAGTCAGCTCAAGATCGAGCTTGCAGGAATCCCCCCAGCTAAGAAGAACAATAGAAGAAACTTCAAAAGCGGAGTGAGCTTGCCAAGCAAAAGGTATGAGCTTTGGCAGAAGTACGCCTCAGCTGAGATTGCTGAAGTGTGGGATGAAAAGCCAATCAGCATGACTAGCTCGATATGCCTCACCCTAGGCATCAGCGATAAGCGCAGGAAAGATTTAGATAATATGCTCACCTCAGTTCTGGATATGTTAGTTCATAGCAAAGTGCTCCTAGATGATGATTGGCGTATCTGCTCCAATATCACAGTGCGGGGCTTAGAGAGTGAGAAAGATTACACAAACATTCAGATTTGGGAGTAGATATGCCAAAGCGTAGAACCTTAGAGCTCAAGCACCTAGATGAACAAACTGGCCGTAAAGTCTATGAGAAGAAGATCCGCACCGTGCCGCCAGGCTGGAAGAAGGGTGTAAATCTCAGAAATAAGATGGCTGAGTGCTTGCGGAACAATGGCAATAATGTAGCAGCGATGTGTGAAGAACTCAAGATCACAAGAGCTAAGTATAATTATCATTTAAGAGAGTATCCAGAGTTTAGAGCGAGAGTGGATCATATTCGAGATGCTCAGATTGATTTAGCTGAGCAGTATTTGTTTGAGCAGATGGCTAATGGCAATTCATCCGCCACTCAATTCTTCTTAAAAACGCAAGGAGCTAATCGCGGTTACACAGAAAAAACAGAACATAAGGAATCCAGAGAAATTAATGTAAATTTTAGTTATGACGTAGTGAAATCAGACAAGCTCAAAGAAGTGCAAGAGATCATGGAAGCTGAGGTTGTCAAGCAGCAACAATTGCTAGAGGATGGAGAAGATGGATAGCTATAGTTTGAGTGAACTCATGGAGCCGTATGAATATGAAGATGAAGTTGTGGATCAATTTAGAAATGCCGCAGCTGATATTCTTTCCACAATTGACCGCAACCCCTACACAGGGCGCATGAGAGATCAAGAAGTTGGGAATCTAGCTAGCCTAGCCAGCCCAGCCATGGGAATGACCGGCCCAATGATGGGGCAAATGATGGACCCCACTATGATGCCGCCTGAAATGATCGGCTCTCAAATGCCAGGCAATCCAGTAGGGCCAGTGGGAGGCTCCACCACCGACCCATCTATGGACATGAGCCAAGCAGGCTCAATGATGGATCCCATGGGCGGGCAGCAGCAAGACTTAATGAACAATCCAGGAATGAACAACATAGGAATTTAAATGGAAAAATTTGAAATCTCCGCCCCGGTACTACAAGCCGTAGTGCAATACCTCGACAGCAAGCCGCACAGCGAAGTGGCTAAACTCATTCAAGCCATCTCCGCTGAGGTCGCCAAGAAGCCAGAAGTCGAAGAAGCTGAATGAGCTTTGAGGAAATCTGCCGCAAGCAATGGGAATATATTAGATGGCTCAGTTATCAGTAAGTGAGAAACAGCAAGAGTTCCTGACCAGCGAAGCTCGTGTCGTTGCGCTGGTGTGTGGCATTGGATTCGGCAAGTCGTTTATTGCAAGCGAAAAGGCCGCCCAGCTCGTAGCTAATGGCGGCCATGTCGTAGCGATGTCTCAATCTTATAAGCAGCTCGATATTGTACTCATGCAAGAAATCCAAGAGAGATTGCGTGGGCATGGCATTGAGTTCAAATATAATAAGCAGAAGATGATTATTGATGTCCCTGCCACAGGCGGGAAAGTCTTTGGCTTCTCAGCGGACTCAGTAGAATCCTTGCGAGGGGTCACTGCCGATTGCGCTATCCTAGATGAAGCAGCTCTATTTGATAAATATTGCTATGATGTTGTCACTGGGCGTTTGCGTAGAGGAAAACTCCCTTACCAAGTATTCATCACCACCACTCCACGTGGGCGTGATAACTGGGTGTTTGATATGTGCCAAAGAGCTTCGACTCACTACATTCAAGCCGCTACCTGGGATAATCCATTCCTACCAAAAGACTACATCGCTCAACTCATGGAAGAATACGAAGGAGCATTTAAAGCCCAGGAGCTCGAAGGCTCATTCGTGGACATGGAGCTGGACGATCAGCTCATTAGCTTGAAAGAGCTCAGGATGGCGATTGATCGAATCCCATTTGATAGTGACGAGCCGATGATAGCCGGACTAGATGTGGCTCGCTTTGGTAACGACACCTCGGCTTTTGTCATCCGCAAAGGCAATGAGATTGTATTCAAACGCTATGTGCAAAATTCTAACCTAGTCCACCTCAAGCAGAAAGTCATTGAGTGGGTGATTGACCAAGGCCCAGAAACTTTAGTGGTGGATGGTGTAGGCGTTGGGGCTGGAATGGTCGATGAATTAAAGGCAGCTTTAGGCGATGTGTGCAAAATAGTTGAATTTAATGGATCTTTTGCAGCTCGCAGGGCAGATAAATATGCTAATTTAAGGACAGAGACTTGGGTTCTGATGCGAGATTGGATCAGAGACAAAGGCTCGTTGCCTAACGGAGCCAAGACAATGGAATTGGCAAACGTGATATATTTAGCTGACACCAAGGGCCGAATGCAATTGGAGTCAAAAGATCAATTAAGACGTAAAAACAAACCATCACCTGACTTTGGCGATGCGTTATCCATGACTTTCGGCACTCACGCCTCAAGAAAAGATATAGCACGCACCTTTAAACGAATTACTAAATTTAAAAGTCTAGGGAAAGTATTTGCAGGCTAATTATGGGCAGAAAATCCAAAGTGCAGCTCGAAATCGAGCAAAGACAAAAAATTCAGAAAAATATGCAGGTTATGAATGAATTTCATAACTCCACCTATGACTATATGCGAGATCAGCTTGAGTTTGCTTCGGGCGATCAATGGCAAGATGTAGTTAAATCTCAGCGTGAGAAAACAGGCCGCCCCACTGTGGTGCTGAATCTCACTAAGAGCTATGTGAACAGAATTGTGAACCCAGTGCGTATGAATCCAGTTGGCGTGCGAGTCGGCACTGACAACAAAGAGCTCACCGAGCTTGTGTCAGGGATTGTGCGCCAAGTGGAAGTGGAATCAAGAGCCAAAGAGGCTTACGAAACTGCTTATGAGAATGCCGTCACCTGTGGCCTGGGGTGGATCAAGCTCGGCACTGACTACATTGATGATGAAAGCCTAGAGCAAAAAGTGACTGTAGATATTGTCAGAAATCCCATGAGCGTGTGGATGGACCCATACGCTAAGAGAATTGATGGCTCGGATGCTAAGTTCGCAGCTCACATGGAGTTTATACCTTCCGATCAAGCTGAAAAAGAGTACGGCAATGAGGCCACGGGCTCTGGGATCGGCGGCGTAGACATCTACGAATATTGGCAAGTGCCTGAAAATTCAGTGCCAGATTTCACCTACTATGAAATTGAGTGCGAGAAGTTCCAACGCTATTGGTATGAGGACGGCTCAAGCTCAGACAACGATGTAAACCCAGATAAAGTGGTAGTGCAGCAGCGTTTGATTGAGAACAAGCAAGTGCGAGCTATTCGCTATGTGGGCAATAAAAAGATTCAAGAAACCTTAATTCCAATTCCATATATTCCGCTTGTGCCGGTATTCGGGGATTATTTGTACCTAGAGCGTGAGAGCAAAGTGCATCATTCAGGCATCGTGCATTGGCTGATGGATTCTCAACGCATGGTCAATTTCTATGGATCGAATGAGCTAGAGCTTGCAAGCTTAGCACCAAAAGCTCCTTGGATTGTAGCTGAAGGGCAAATCGAAGGCTATGAAGATCTATGGGCAAATGCTAATGTAGAGGCAGTTTCAGCCCTCCCATATAAGCCTGACTCTATCGGCGGACAAGCCGTGCCTCCACCTACTCGCGTGGATAACCAAGCTCAAACGGGAGCTTTGATTCAATCAAGACAGAAATCACAAGAAGACATGGGCCGAGAAATCGGTATCTTCGATAATATGCTAGGACAAGTTCAAGCTGCCAACGAAACTGGCAAGGCTGCGCTATTGCGAGCTAACCAAGGTGAACTTCCTACTGCTCATTATCTACAGAACTACGAGCAATCAATTGCTCAAGTAGGCCGTGTGATCTTGTATCTTTTAGCCTGGGTCGGCGATACGCCTAGAATGGTCGGCGTTCGTGACGAGCGAGGGCAAAAGGTCATGGTAGAAACGACTCTATCTGAGATCCTGACACCTAAGTTTTTGAAGCACGCTGAAGTAGAAACCACTGCTGGGCCTGCTTATGAGTCCAGACGCAGAGAGTCTATCAACGCCATCCTTCAGCTTGGGCAAGTGATGCCTGAGAAGATGGGCATGATGGCTGATTTGCTTGTTGAGAATATGGATGCTCCAGGAGCGATGGAGATCGCAGAGCGATTGCGTAAATCTCCAGATATTGCAGCCCTACTTGAAGAAGGCGGCGGACCTACTAAAGAAGAACTTGAAATGCAATTGCAACAAGCTCAAGCTCAGATTGCCCAGCAAACTGACACGGCTCAGAAACTTGAGGGCATTATCAGACAACTTCAAGCTCAGATCATCTCTAAAGATAAAGACCGTCAAGCGGACATCGCTAAAACTCTTATTAAAGAGGAAGGCTCAATGGCTCGTGAGAAGATCAAGCAGCATGGCGAAGATGAACGCACTGCACTCAAGATTGAAGCTGATGCTGAAGCAGATATGCGTTCTTTTGCAGGCGAAGTATTTAAGCAAGATAACGAGCGAGCGAACCAAGAAGCACTCGGTAACTTTGAATCCAAGGACTATGTGCCGCCAGTGAAGGGGCCGTTATCTGTGGATCAAGCTGAGACAACTCAAGTACAAACCAACATAGATAATACACTAAGTGAATAAAATGTTGACAAATTGTGGATAAATAAGATAATTTATAGGTAACGCGCACCTTTGAGCGCGTAGCTAACGTGAGGCTTTCAATCACGGTTAATACGAGAAGAGGCTCGGAATGTCAGAAGAACAATCCCTCGATTTAGTAGAAGCACCTGAAACGGCAGCTGAAACAACCCCAAATCCCGAAACTCCAGCAACCGAGGCGGTAGCTGAGGGAAACTTAGGCGAAGACCCTGCACCTGGTTCAGAAGAACCAAAATCGGAGCAAGGTACGGAAGCAAAAGATGAGTTACCTAAAGGTGTCACCAAGCGCATCGCTAAACTTACTCAGCAGAAGTATGAGCAGCGTGCGAAAATTGAGGCACTTGAAGCAGAGAAACGTGAGATGCAGGAAAAGCTGAATGGCTTACAACCTAGGACTCGTGAGGACTTTGCTACGGAAGGTGAATGGATTGACCATAAGGTGAATCAAGGCATAGAAGCGAGACTCGGCGAAGCTGAGATGAATCGCCGCCAAGAAGCACTTTATAACGAGCAAGCACAGATCAATGCGCAAGTGTGAGCCCAGGAACGTATTCCAGATTTCGCTCAAGTGGTGGGCTCCGCGCAAGTGGATTTGCCCAAGGATGCGATGGAAGCTATCACAGAATCTGAGTTTGGCCCAGATATGGCCTATCATCTAGCTCAGAATCCTACGGAAGCTAACTCGCTCAACTACATGGATGAAAGAGCTAGAGATCGCTATTTGATCGGCTTAGAGTTTCAAATGAGGAACAATCCCATTTCAGCTCCAAAGCCAGTGACGCAAGCGACTCCAACTCCTCAATCCCATGGCCATTCAAGCGGCGTTACGAATCCTGACCAGATGTCTATGAACGACTGGATGAAGATGCGTAACAAACAAGTTGGACGCTAAATCGGGGCAAATGAATGCCCCACAATTAACATAAGGAAACAAAATGGCAAATACCATTCTTACTCCAGACGTAATCACTCGTGAGGCACTTCGAGTCCTACACGAAAAACTTACATTCGTTGGTGCTATCAACAAACAATATGATAGCTCCTTTGCAAAGTCCGGTGCTAAAATCGGCGACACTTTGCGTATCCGCAAACCTGCTCAGTTCAATATCCGTCGCGGTATTAATATGGACTCTCCAGTTCAAGACTACGTTGAGCAAACTGTACCTCTAACAGTACAAGAAATTGTTGGTGTTGACTTAGAGTTTGGCGAGCTAGATCTTACTTTAGATCTTGACGATTTCTCTTCACGCATCATTGAGCCTGCTATGTCTCGCATCGCTGCTGACATCGAGCAAAACGTACTTAAAACTGCACAAGGTCAATCTATTGTGACTGCTGCTTCTGCTGCTGATCTTTGGAAGTCAATCTTGACTGCTCAAGCGTACCTTGACAACTTAACTACTCCTCGCGACAACAATC